GTACTTAAATTAGGCGTTAACAACTCATTTATTGAATTGAATTTGCCCAGTCATTCTTTTAAGATAAGTGGTAGGACGAGCGAGATTCGAACTCGCGACCAACGGATTAAAAGTCGCACATTTCGCATATTTAACAACACGTTAGAATAAACTAGCGCACTCAAAACAACATGTTAGCATAAATATTGTATTCCTGTGTGTTTTGGTCTGTGCCTGTTTTTTGCTGCCCAATGTCCCGCCAGTGTCCCTTTGGCTGGATAGCACTCCTAAAATTAAGGAGTGCTTTTAGCGAGGGGGATCCCTATTGAAATGCAGTCGTGTCAAAGGAAGCGAGTTAGCGCATCTCTGCCAGCAATTCACTCAAGATGTTTCCGGTATCTGCCTGAATGAAGGTTGCAACATCGCGCAAAAGGAACAATCCCGGCTTGGCTGGCTGTATCCATCCGCTGCTTGATTCCGTCATGGTGCGCATAGTGAGATAACCGCCTGATTTGTTTTTTCCGGTGCTGTCTTTCATGCGCACCATTCCGGCGTATGGGTCGGTCTTGTGATGTGGCTGCAGTCTGGGCACAAGGCCGGACTTAAGCCTTGCCATCGGGTCGTTGTTTCCATTCCCCCATCGATACTGGTTGCGCGGTACCAGCCGCCCGTTGGCATTGGCTCCCATGAAAGAACCAGTGATTTGGCTCATGTTCAATTTTTGCGCATGGGCATAAATCGCCGGAGGCATTGCGGGCGCGTTTACGCCGCTTCCGGGTGTGTTGTGTCGAATGGGGATGGTGAGGTACCGCTTACCTTCCTTGGTCAGCTTCGTGCGCACACTGGTTTGAAGCATTTGCTTCATGTCGTAAGCTGGGCGGCCTTCCTCAATCTGGCGGGCGTTCTTGAAAGACGAATGCACCACTGCGCTCGCATCGCCGTCGAAGTCCCAGTTGATTGAGCCGACATACTCGCTGCGTTCATCTGGCCTGATACCTGGTGCAAGCTTCACTGAGTTTCGCCAGCACTGCGCCAATTGCTCGGAAACACGCCCAACGGCCGCATTGGCGAACTCGTTGGTTTTGATGCCTGCATCTTCAAGCGCGGCGGCGAGTGGCGAAAGATCAATAATGAGGTTCATGTGATTGTTTCAAATTGAGGTCAGAAAATAATGGTGTCTGCATGAGGGTGTTTGGCTTGCGCAGTCTGACCGCTTCTACCACGGCCTGAATGCTTCCATCGCGAAACATTGAAGACAAGCTCTGTGTCAACACTCTGTTGAAAGTGTGCTCGTCTCGCTCTTCATAACTCAAGTAAGGGTGTGCAACAATCTCAACATCTGGAAAATTCTTCACCAGTTTTGATACTCGTTGCTGGTACCCGTCTGGTGATTCGGTTTCCCAAGATTGAACGTGTAGTCTAAGGCCGGATGGTTCAGTAGCTGTTTGCATCAATGCGACTCTCCTTCGGAAGTGTGGCCATGTGGATTTTGTTGCTGTAGTTTCTTGATCCTTCATCATCAATCATGACTACGACGTGATGAGCGTTCTGAGGCGATAGGTCAGGATTCTTAACGCATTTGATGAGTGATTTCACGCCGGAAGGGAAGGTGTGCCCGCAAAAGCACATTTGCAAATGATCCTCTGCGGAACGCTCGCAATTCGGGCACCAGATAACGATGTCGCCATCATCATTCTCAACCTTCAATAATCGCCCGCTTCCACAATGTCGGCATAGGTGGTGCAGCGGTTTTATGATTTCCATGCGAAGGCTCCAGTTTGCGTAATTAGCAGGCGGCTTCCAGCTCGGTGTAAATGTCAAAGGTGCTTTGATCTTCAAGGGATAGTGTCTCGCGACCGTCGCCCCTTTCGATTGCAGCTTTGACTCGGGTAATCGATTCATTTATGGTTTTGATTTCTTCGGGTGTCAGTCGTACACATTTTGAGCCGGGCCCGGTTGGGCTGAGGTGTAGCCTACTTTCGATCTTGGATAGTCGGCGTTTAAGCGTTTTCATGATTTCTCATTTCATCCATGAACAAAGCTTCTATTTGCTCGTTTGTCGCGTCCACTGGCAACCCCATAACCTCGAATAGCTGCTCTTCTGTCCAGTCGCGAATGTCTTTTGGATAAACCTTATTCTTTGGGAAAATCTGTTGCTCAAGTTTTCCCAGTCGCCTATCTAAAATGCTCATTTCACAATTCTCACTTTTCTTTACCTCGCGCTGCGGCTTCCGCTTCCGCTTTGTGCAACTTAGCGTAAAGGGCTGGTGATGCTCGTTCGGCGATAAGCAAATCAATCTCATGTATGGAAAAGTCCGTGAAGTCGATCACTGGCTCGCCTGCGCACAGGAGTTCCAATTCCTCAGTACTCATAGCCGCGATGAGGGCGTCCTGCGCACCTATCAGCGAGCGGCGTTGTGCTCTTGTAGCCATTTTTCGATTGTCTCCAGTCTCTCGGTGATTTCGGATTGTTCTACCAGCTTGCTTTGTGCCATGAGTACATCAAGCGCCGATTTGGCTTGGTCTGGCGAACATTCCCCTTTGTTCATAGCGGTGATGAGGCGTTCGCCGCGTTCTGCCAGTGTGCCGGTCGTTGCAATCTTTATGTTGTCACTGGTCGGCCTCAAAGCAGGTACGCAGCGGTCAATGATGATCTTGGCCGCTTGCATGTCTCCGTTCTTGGCCGCTTCCACTAGTTTCTTTACGATCTCAGGTAAAGACTTTTCAGCCAGAAAGCGAAAACGCGCCCGGGACGTTTTCCCCACAGGCTTGCCGCGTGTATTGCCGCTCCGGCCCTTGGTGAACGATGTCGATGATTTCGCCATTATTGTTGCTTGCCTGTTGCGACCTTGAAGCCCGCTGGTGTCGCCGGTTCAACAAAAAAGCTGAATGGCTCTGCCACTTGCTTGCCTTTGGAATCGAATAGCATGACTCTATGTTCAACCACGGAGTTTCCAGAGCCGCCATTGCCAGCCCCAGCGTTACGCCGTGCGCCGATGTGCATCGGGTCGTTTGGAATATCGCCAGTGAATCCTTCATTGACTGCGAACTTATTGAACGCGATTACGTCATCCCTGCGACCATTTTTTGAACGCACGTCAGCTGCATTGCCAGTGAAATGATCGGAGTGTTCAGCAACGGGAATGTTAATACCGCGCCGCTTGTAATCCTCGCGGATTGCGTCTTGTTCCTCTTTTGTCCGGGCACCGCTTTCCAGCTCAATTTGCCTGTTCGGGTTTGCCAAGTTCCATTTTTCCAACAGTGGAGAAAATTCTCCTCTGAATGACGACGAAAGGCTTCCCATCATTTGATCTTGAGTTTTTGCCAGCGGTAAGAAACTTGATCGCGCTTGTGACAGTTGGGCAGCCCTTCTATCGGCTTCCTCTTTCTTTCCTTGCTCGATTAATCTCTTACCCTCTTTGTAGTCAGCAGGGTTTCCGCTTCGCAATAATGCGAATCCACTCGCCAATGATTGGTTGGCCTCATCGGGTGTCACTATTGATGCGTGTGTATTAGGCTTTTTAGCTACCAACTCCTTGTCGTATTTTGCATCTGCCTCTTCGGTTAGCTGCCTACGTAAAGCATTGGCTCTAGCCGCATCGCGACCAAATTTGATGTCGCCATTCTTATCACCAAATTTAGCTCTAACCTCTGTGTCGATTTCTGCATATCTGGGGGCCAAAGCAACATCTTTTTCGTGTTTTGCCCACTCGTCCCCTTTTCCGAATCCCATCAGCATAACTTCGCGCAAAGCATCAACCTTTGGCAGCAATGCACTTGCCAGCTTAGTGATTTCATTTTTCATGTCTGCGGTATTTTGGCGCACCGCCTTGCCGTCATCGATCAGGCTTCTATCCTCGTTGAGTTTGATGATCGCCTGCCGAAGTTGCTCTTCGTTGTCGGATTTCAATGCACCATGGAGGCTTGCTTTTTCCTTGTCTGAAAGCGCCTTGTCGTACCCCTCACCTCTGATTAGCTTTTCGGCCTCGGCTTGCAGTTCGTCCTTGTTGCTACCCAGTAGCGCGCCCATGTGCATGAACTTGCCGGAATCGAGTTTGCCAACCTTGACCCCCATCCCTTGAAGCCGATCTTGCATTGCTGGAGAGCCGCCCGCGCCGTTCGCGTAGTAAGCTTTATCGAACTTGCGGAATTCCGTTTGCTCCATGCCAAAGACGCGCGCACCGGACAATTCATATTCGCTCGTGCCTCGCTGAAATCGGCCAAGCTGCTGCATCATTATGTCTTGGTTGGGTCGGTCTGCATTCCCACTTGCCAGCACTCTCCTGGCACTGGCTTTGCGTTCTTCTGTTGCGCGGGGGTCATCGAGAATTTCCTGCGCAGTTTTGCGAGAGGTACCCATCGCTCCACCGGCGGTATAAAGCTGCATATCGGCTGCGCTAAACTCATTTCCGAAGGCAGACATGTACGCCCCAAGCTTGAAGGTATCCGTGGCTGCATCGCCGTGCGCCCTAATGCTTGAATCCGCCTTGCCCATGAGTGATGCGGATCCTTGCACGTCCAATCCGGGAACTCTCATGCTCGCAAGGTTCGAGAGGAAATCGGTGTAGCCCACAACGTTTGGCGCTTGCAGCGAGGCACGCGCCGTGGCTTGAGCAAAGTTGGCAATGGCGCTCAACACCTCGTCACCCTTACTGCTCATGCCCCCCTTGTTGATCCCGTCGGCAATCGTCATCGCCAACTTGCGCGAATCTGCTTCGTTTGCGGTAGCGTGAGTATTGCGCAGCGTGCTCATCGCCTCCACGCCCTGTGTCGGGTCTAAGCCCAGCGAACGCGAAAAACCAGATGCAAGCCGGACTTCGGCAGCAAGTGATCCTGCGTCCTTGCCTAGCATGTTGGCATTGTGTGAGAAATGCTTGGCAAGCTTTACGGACTCTTGATAGGTAATTCCCATGCCTGAAGCTGCAGCTCGAGTCGATTCGCGTAGTAAATTGAAATCGGTTCTCGTGGCCCCAAGGCTATGGCGCAAGTCGGTTACGCCTATCGCCTCTTCTTTTGCATCGCCCAATCCATTGCCGACAACACCGCCGACCAAGCCGCCCAGCGCGCCGCCGATCATTGCACCCGGTAAGCCAAATGCACCGCCAACCATGCCACCAAATGCGCTACCAGCTGTCGCCAAGCCATTGCCACCAGAGCCGCCCGTCATCAGGCCGCCGGCCATACCAGCGACTGCACTGGCAAGATTACCGCTATATTTTGATTTTGTTGGTGTCAGAAGCGATGCTTCGCGGTGTTGTTTCTTCAGCGTCTGCGTGGTCTCTTCAATCGCTTTCTGATTGATTTCCTCTGTTTCCTGGATATGAGTTTTCCCGCTACTGCTAAGTAGCAACTTCGATGCGTCTGACCTTTTCTGCGTTAATTCTTTGAGCGCCGATTCGGCTTCTTCAGTTCCAATCCCGAGTTGCTTCTTCTCTTGAATCTTCTTGTGCAATACATTCAGCGCCGCCGTGGTTTGGTTAATCTGCTGATTGAACTTGTCTGTGTCTACCTTGAGTACGCCGCCGCTCATGCTTTGGGATAGCACTTCGGCACTCTTCGCGGCATCAGCCAGCGCGGCATTCAGTCCGCCAAGGTCGGCATCGGCCTTGACGTTGATCTTTATATTTTCAGTCATTGATGATCTCCTTCCACACGATTACTTGAATTACTTGTTAGGTTGGCGGCGAAAAGAGAATTCCTTTTCTGATAGCAGATTAGCCAGCTCTAGGATTTTCTCTTTATTGGAGTTCCAGTCAATCGCAGATGCGTCCTCCCATCCTTTCGGACAAGAGACAATCAGTATTTGATAGGCCGCCGTAAACCCACACATTTTGTCCAACTCATAATCTCCTTCACCATCACCACTTAGCTTTCGCATAGCCACCAGAAAAGTAGCACGAATTTTTATCATGTCGCCCATCTTGCGACGGGCAAAAACGAATTCCCCTACTTCAGGAAGCGGGATGCTGAAATCTGTTTCTGCTGCTGCTCTCATGTTTTCTTTCTTTCGATTTAAGAATTGATACTTCCAGTTGCTTTCATACACACGCTTTTACTGTTGCCGATACGTTCCCGTGTGGCGCACCTGTGAATGCGCAAATACAATCACCGTTCACTACGCCCTTCATTTGTCCACCAGTGTCCAAGTCAATTGCAGACGCTTTAACTGTTGCCTTGCCGCCCGCAATAACCTTTGCCGTGCCCGCTGCATTTACTTCGACATTAGCCCCGGACGTTACTGTGGCATTGCCCGTTGCATTGACTGACACGGTTGTCGCAGTAGTGATGGTGATCGCGCCGTCTGGCGCAATATCCAATGTGGCTTTACCGCCGGCCTGCTCGATGTGCAGATGAACCGGCTTGTCAGTGTTGCGCTTGATCTGCCACTTCTCGCCGTGGCTCTTCGGTGCCAAGTCTTCGTGGGCTGTGTCTGTGGCGATGCGGATGAACAGGCCGGACGGATGGCGCAGTTCCATGTTCCCGTCTTTGTCGATAGTGTGGTACACGTCGGAGGCGTGCCGATTCATCATTCGCTCGTCATCTTTCAAACGAAGCTGCGAGGTTTGCGGATGAAGGAAGCCGATGACAACAGGGAGGTCGCTATAAAACGCCACGACCGCGATAACGCCACGACCGCGATAACGCCACGGTCGCTATTTGTTTTCGGCAGTCCGGTAACGCTGTCCACCGCCCCCGGCTTTGGCAGATCGCTCAAGCCGCTATCGGAAGACGCGGATGAGGACATGACGCGCACCGCCCGAAACAAGCGCCCATCCCCAGACATTTTTAAATCAACGGTGTGGCTCTTCCAGTCCACCGCTACGACTCGTGCAAAATCAATCATCGAATACCTCCTACATTCAGTTCTTTCAAGTACGGGCTGACACTGTTGCTTGCGCGGTTGATGAAGTCTGTTCCGCGCTCGTAATTGATCGTGGTGAAATATCCTTGGAATGGCACAAAGTCATGGTCAACGCTGACCACATAGAACCAGCTTTCATTTACGCCACCGCGCGTGGAAGTGATGAATCGCCCCGCCTTAATCTTCTCGTTTCCACGTACACGCATCGTGCCCGACTCAAACACCACGTTATCCTTGTTTAAGTCGGCAAGGAGATTGCGGCGCTTTTTTGCCCACTCAATCGGTGTCATTTTGTTTTTGGCGATTACTTCAGGCGTGCCGGTATCTGAATCGGGAACTTCGGACTCGGCACCCAGTTTGTATTCGATGTGCATCTTCCTGAAGCCGTACCGATCCATTCCGCTGTTGGGATATAGCCGCTTGTCTTCGGTCAAGGCTTGCTGGGCTTGCAGCATCTGCACGCCGTCATTGGTCAGCACCCATTTGGTGTTGGCCGACCAATACCAATTCGCTACGCCCTTGTCAGAGCGCATGGAGGTGATGTTTTGAATATCCTCTCCGGGAATATCCAGAGCCGGAGTGTCATGGCCTGGTGAAGGTGTGACGATGCCCATGATGGATTTGCCGCTTACGTCATGGAACGGCAGCGGACGCAGGATCAATGAAACCTCATCCTCGTTGTCTTCGATGAACATTTCGTTGTACGGGCCCACATCGAACAACGTGGACATCATGGAATACAACGACACATCACTAAATGCGTTCAGGGTGTATGGAGATATTGAGCCTTCTATTGTCACGTAGGGCACAAACCCCTTGGAGATAACAGGCTCGCCACTGGTATTTTGCAGACGTGCCAAAAATGGATTGAGCACTTCGGCCACAATCTCTTTGAAAAAGGTCTTCGCAAACTGCGTGACCATCTTCTTGTCTTGTAGGTATTTATCGAAGAACCGGAATTCAGTCAGCGTCGATTCACCAGTTGCAGCAACTTGAAGGTAGTAAATGATGAAAATCTGCCAGAGCTTTCCAAGGTCTTGCCCGGTGATGACAACCTTGCGGACTGGCTTGCCATCATTCCCCATTGATTCATCGCGGCGGATCTCTGACACCAGCCCGCGCATCACGATAGGCGGGCGGCCACCATTCTTGTCTTTGTAGAGCTTGTCCGCCGCATCGTGACAAAACCGAATCTCTACCAAGTCCATCGGTTCAATCAGTGCGTAGAGCGATTCCATAAGCTCCGGGTGCATCTTGTCAGCAAGGGTGATAGCGAAGGCACCAGCGGGTTCGCGCACGCTCTTGCTGGTACGCACACCGCCAGCCTCCCCCAAGTATGGCTTGAGGTCTATGCGCTGTACTTTGTATCGCTCATCAACCTTTGCACCTTGTCGATTGCCGTCATTGTCAAAGCTCATGCCTGTGCGGTTGATTGTCTTGATGAGCGTGACTTCGATTTGTGGGTGATAGACTTTCATGTATTCCCTTTAAGTATCTGGTTGAGCCCTGTTTTCGAACGGTGATAAATCAGGGCTGCTTGCCGTCAGTACCGTAATGCACCGCTGGGTGTTGGCGGTTCATTTATGCGGTTGCGGATTCGCGGCCAGTAGAAGAGTTGTCGCTGCCAGCATTGCTGTGCTGTCACCTGATAACGCTTTGGCTATAATCTTTTCCGCGATAGCTGCTCCGTGGTGATTCATCTTCCTACGAATCTCTCGATGGATTGTTGCGGTTGATTTGGCTCGGCCTACTGTACTCATATAACCTCCGGCGGTACATTTAGACGCATCGCCTTATCAAGCGGTGCGCTTGGTTTCCAAGACTGGAAAAGGCTGAAATGCCCAAGCTTCTTACCTGCTGCGTGCGTCAGTGCAATTGCCCTGACAAATACCGCCTCAAGCTCTTGAGTTTTCAGGCTCAGAGCGGTGAACTCAATGCCAGCCTGTTCAAGCGCGTGCGCCTTCTCCGCTTCCGTTAACTCTTGAGTTTTGCTAATCACTAAGGCATGGCGTTCTTGAACGGTTTGCTGTGCCGCCGTCAACATTGATGCCAGCAACTCAGAATCGGCGTTCAACAGCACAAACTCATCTGCATCTTTTCCGGTCGCTGTCCCTGCAATGCGGGCAGAAGTGATTTCTGCCAATCGACTGCGAATTGTTCCGATACGGTAGACGATTGAATTTAGCTTTTCATGTGATTCACGGTGAAGCTCTGTCGCTTCTCCGTGTTCACGTCTTGCTGCGGCTACTTGATCTGCGCTCATGCTTGATGCTCCTTTAGGGTGTTGTTGAACGGGGTAATTAGCTGGTTAAGGCGGTCTTTGTCAGCTTGGCGGATTGTTGCTGCTGCGTGTTGGTCAATCAGACTTCGCGCCTCGATCATGCCGGAATGTGCTTCTCGAATGTCGCGCTCGTGATTGGCTATCTCGGCACGGATGGCGAGTAACTCAGAGCGGTGAGGGCTCGCATCAACTAAATTCAGCACGGCTCCCTCACTTTGTTTCTGAGCGTCCTGCTCGGCGCTGCGTAGGCCGTTGATGACCCGATTCGCTGCCCGGATTATCTGGTGCGCGTCATTCATCAGGTCGGCAAGGGTTTGGATGGTTTCGCGCTTGCCATTGCGTGTGGCTATGAACGGTTGTCCGTCGATTAGCTGGATCTTCATTATTGATGTCCTTTGTTAAGTGTTTTAGTTTTTTGCCCATGTTGTCCAGAGGCGAGAGGGCGCATGTTCAACAAGATTAATTTTTTCCCATGTCCCGGGCGGATTGTTCGCCTGTCCTCCAGCTTGTTGGCCGGATTGTTCGATATGGCCTTGGCAAGCACGGCCTGAGCGTATCCCATGATTTCCCCAATTTGGTCAGCGTTTAGCCATTGCCGTTTGTATACCTGTAGGGACAGCTCACGAATAGCCTTTAGCCATCGTGCGGCAAATTCATCTGTCATTGCTGCCGTGTCTTGGGCTATGCGTAAAACTATCTCATCCTCGCTGCTATCGCCTCCCGCCCTGAGCTCGTCGCGGGCTAGTTGAAAATCGCTAGAATTGAATGTGAGATACGATCTGTCATAGCCCAGCGCTTCAGCGGCAGCGCCAGCAATGGCTACTTGATAACGAGAGCCGGTTTCATTCGCCCGGTCGTAGCAAATACCTACCCATTCACCGCCCAGCCGATCAATACCCATTCCGCCTACACCGCAACACAGTTGTGCTGATACAGCGTGACCAGCCTCGTGCAGTGCCAATGCCCAGCGTTCTGATAGTTCGTCTTCATTCGCATATTCAAGCGGAACCTCTATAGCGAGGCGTGGACTGAATTCAATGCAGTCGGATTCTATTTTGAAGAGTGGCTCGGGGTCATCGGCGGGCAAGATAGGGGTAATTGCTTTAACCATGCACCCGTCAGCCTTGCGCGCCTTCTCGACAAATTCAGCAACTGGCATAGCAGTGATTGGGCCAAGGAAACGCGGGTCGTCGTAATGTTTCAGGTATGCGGCACGGGCGTCAGCTTCACTGGAAAAATTTAGTAAACATTTGTCTTCGTCGTACCGCTCCCAATCGCCATATTTGCGTTGATGCACCACGTAGACGGTATCGGAATCCTCATCGGGCCCAACGTACACATCAACCTGATCACCGTCGCTTCCTTCGGTTGAGTTGATATACCCGTATGGAAAAAGCATCTTGGTTTGCCAGCCTTTGCCCTTTCGAATTGAGCCAGCCTCATTCTCAATTGAAATAATCAGGCCGTGCCATGCAAGCTTGCGTTTCTTGTAGTTTCCGGCTTCGGCTTGGGCGGGCGTGGGGGTGTTCAAAGGCTGTTGCGGTTTGATTACATTCCTGAGGAATAAAATCTTGGGAAAGGCTTTCACAATCAGATTGCTGTTGGCCTCAATCACATGTGACCACAGAACGTTGTGTTTTTTTCCGTCTGAATCCTCGCCGACAAAGCCGTCTGCTCCATGCGTTACAACCTTCAATGAAGTTGTTCCAACACAGCTAAGATTGGCCTTAAGCGTATCGCCATTTTTAATGCCATGCCGCGTAGCAAAATCGTCTTCTTTGTTTTTTTGTATCACGGTTCGCCTCTCGTTGAAATAATTCGCTTACTGCCTCTGGTGTATCGGTTCATCGGTGCATAGGAAAAGTGCCTCAATGGGCAATCCAATTGAAGCGCGTAACCCTGCAATGTGCCTAACAGCCGCATCGCACTCTTCTTCGCTCATTCCTGATCGCGCAGCCAAGGCATCAAAGTCAACCAACATACAGCCATTCTCAAGATAGCAGTCAGCTTGTGGCAGCAAGCCAAGCTCATCAGCCCGTTGGAGCAACTGCCCCTGTAGCTCGCCTGGAACAAAGGCAAGCAGGGTTATCAGGGCAAGCAAACTTTTTGGGTGTTTCTCCCCGTTCTCCTTAACGGCTTGTTCATACTCGTCATCGGCAATCTTAAAAGCCGCTCTAAATTCAGGTGTCTGGTTCATTTGGTGTGATAAACGCTCATATTAAAAATCTATTTCATGCCGCTGACGTGGTTAAAAACGGGTATTTCACTGTATTGTCACGACTAGCCGCCTGTGTCGTGATGTCACAATAAATCCATGAAAAAACCATCCCTGATTGTTGATATTGGCCCGCTGTCTTGCTGCGGCACTGACCACGTTCTGGAACTCATGAGCAAGGCATTGCATGACGACGACAAGGACATTTGGCGACCGCATGAGTCTCCGCATGTTCGCGACCTCATCGAAAATTGGACGAAGAACGGGATTGATCGGCTGGGGAATATCCGCGATGAGTTTATGAGGCTGGTAGGTGTGACGCTGCGTAAGCAACCACCTGAGCCAGTACCTAAGCCCAAGCTGTACTCCGGACGCTGGAATGCCGAAGAGATGGCCTCGGTAAAGCTGTACCTCGAATCACTCCCCGAAGAAGCCTTCGCGCTGGACGACTGGATGATGGTGGTGGACTACCTCGTGCAGAAACATCTTCCCCTGGACGTGATGATGGACGATGCCAAGTTGCAGGTAATGCGCGCCTCCATGATGGGCAGAGTTCAGGCACACATGCCGGACATGTCAGCCAAAGATGCCCTAAAGATCGCGATGGAATTGCCGCTCAGCGTCGTTGCTCTTGAGTGGGAGTTCGGCATGAGCGCTGCGCAAAGGGCCGCTATCGAGTTCGGGCAGGCGCGTTGCTGCCAGTACGTCACCAACGTTACCGAAGCGGCGCGCGACACGATGAAGCACACCATCTTGAACTGGCAGCAAGAAAAGTACAGCGGATCTCCTTCGTTGATCGCGAAGCGTGATCTGCAAGGCAAGTTGTTGGATGATTTCGCGGTGCTGAATCGGGATTGGAGGCGAGTTGCTCTGACTGAACTGGCTGACAACTCCATGAACGGCTTCATTGCCTCGCTGCCGATTGGTGCGAAGATCAAGCGTCAGGAGATGTACCACGGATCGTGCGCCTACTGTAAATCAATCGACGGGCGCGTGTTCACTAAGGTTCCATCGGATAAGAAAGAGAAAAACGGGGAAACAGAAATATGGGTTGGAAAGGACAACCACGGGCGTTCAGCTTCGCCTAGGAAGAAGTCAGCAGATGGCATCGGCCTTGTCGCCAGGACGGAGGCTGAAATGTATTGGGTACCGGCTGGTCCGGTTCATCCGCACTGTCGTGGCAGCTGGTCGATCATAAAAAATGACATGCCAGTTAATGATCCAAGGTTTGCTGCGCATCTGGCAAAGCGATTTAAGTTTGAGTCGTCCAGATAGAACGACGGGCTAATCCACATGGCGTAGGCGTAGACAAGCTCTAAAACAACGTATGTCCCAACACCTCTACCAGATATAGAAGCAACAGAAGGCTTATCCCGATTTCGGGATAACTCGGCAACTATTCCCTGTAGAAGAGTTGGAAATTACATCAAGCAAATCTTTTGTTTCTGGACGCTTTTTAAATATAGCAGGCTGGTGTTTACAGGAGTGATACCCAAATTCTGGGTATCACTTAAAACGCGCACTAATTCAACAGTAGAAGGACTTGATAGAAACTTACTGGGTTCAGTGGTACGCTCATTCGCCCCATTCTTTACTGGTTCGATACCGGAATTCCGGTTATCGACAATCTCGCGTATTAAATTAATTGTTTGCTGATTTTCAAAAAACTTACTCGGTTCAGATGTGCGCTTGTTTGCCCCTTTTTTTACGGCAGCATCATAAAGGTCATTCAGGTAATACGGGAATTCTCCGTATTACTTAATTCGCGCACCAGTTCAATAGTTTGTGGACTTGCAAGGAATTTAGAAGGCTTTGTCGTGTGTTCATTCGCCCCTTTTGCAACAGCAGCATCGTATAAATCATTAAGGGAATAACGCCCTTCCTTTGTTGCGACTGGTTCTAAACTACCCATTTTCTGGGTAGTTTCAATTTCACATACCAATTCAACCGTTTGAGGTGTGTCGAACGATGGGTTCAATGATGGGTATAGTGAATAGATGCCTTGAAAACCACGTAGGTGGCATATACAGGGCGGATGTTCTCTCCGCCACCTGTAGATGTACCCAAACCTACAATTCGGCGGTTTGAAGGCGGTAATGCTTGGTCATACCATTGCAATCAGGGGGGATGGATCTCAAATCTGACCCATGTCGATTTCAAATCGACTTCGGTCAGCGCAAAATTGCGCTTCCCGAAAGAATCAGGTACTTGCCGCCTGCTCTTTGAAGGGGGCGATGTTTTGCTGCCCCCTTTCAATGCTGCTTCATGGCGATGATGGCTGGGCTTCCTCGGGTCGGTCGCTGCCCATATTTAATTTGTGCGAATTGGAAATTACGGAGAATTCCCGTAATTTAAGTCCAACTTCAAAAAAATACGGTCGCAATGGTGATACCCGGAATCTGGGTATCGAACCGGTTAAGTTACCTCGCGATACAGGAATTCCTGTATCGAACTTGTACGCGAATTAAGTAATACCCGAAATTCCGGTATTACTCCTGTTAATACCCTGCGAGGCAATCGTGCTGCTGAGCTGAATTTTCAGCCCTCGTGTGGATTAAGAATGACGCAAAAAGTAACGCCCCTGATTACATGGCAGCCAGTAGTTGTTCACGGCTTATCTGCCCAGCGGCTTCCATTGCCATTAACCTGCGCGCTTTGGGGCAATTATTTAATAAGCGTACCCCATAATTGAACGTCTTCGCTCGCTCCCATTCCGTCAGTGATCCGATGTACTCAAGGAAGCGCGCATCTTCCGGGCTTAACCCATTGCCGTCAAAAAGCCACCTTGCATTCGCCTCTAAATCTTTAGCCAATGAGAAAAGGCGCGATGAGAAGCCGAGAAAACGAGGAACTGCTGTGGCCTGCAAATACTTCTGCGCTGTCTTGGTTGTAACCTTGCAAGCCTGTGCAACCTTTTCAACTTGCTGTACCGGATCGGTGATGCCCTGAAACGCCAAGACTTCAGTCAGCCTTTCGCCAAATGTCTTGCTGGGGGTTTTAAGCATGATGCCCTCCCATCGTTGGCTGTTCTGTTATTGAAAACTCTTTCTGGCGTGGCGTGAAACGCTTCGAGTTCATCGGGAGTGCATCGCTTGCATCTGCTATCTCGCACAGCGTTTGTGCCAGTGCGCGTAGTTCGGCGGGGGTTAGTTCCGCATCGCCACCCGGAAGATTTCTAATCGATGTCAGCGGCTTGCGGTCGCGGGTTTGGGTTAGTGTGGCCGTGATGGTGGTGTTAAGCATGATAACCCCCCTCTAACTTTTCCTCTAAGCTTGCACGGTAATCCTTCAATTCAGCTTCTGTTCTGGCTGCGTCTGGTTTCCATACGAACACATCGTAACTACACCCCTCATCAGCACTAACAAAATATTGTGCCAGGGTGGATAAAAACCCTTGTATAAACTCTGACTGTAGCCCGGCGGCTTTCAAAAATTCATCTCTTGCATCATCATGGTAATTCAGGCAATTCTGAATAGTCCCCTCAGATTCTTGGTTATACGGAAGATTCATAACGGCCTGCATTGCATGTAGACAGGCCATAGCGCCTTTGCGGGATTCTTCGGTGTTAAGCATGGGACGCCTCCGCTCTGTAGTTGCAGCCTACTCGCTCGGCGGCGGCGTTGATGTCATACATCGTGTCATCGGATCGGGACTCTATCGCGCCCAAGACGATAATGACGTGGTCGAATCGAGCCCGCGCATCAGGGTTAGCCTTTAAGGCTGCGCTTGCAAGTCGAGAAATAGCCGATATTTCTTCGAGTGCTTTCTGTGACAATGAATCGCAGTACTCTAAAGTTTGGCGTAACTCGTTTACGCCGGCATTCTTGTTTGATGCGGTAGAATTGGCAGTAGCCATGATGCTTACCTCCTTCGTAGGTTGCTATGTGGTTAGGCGGGTAGGGTGTTTCGACCACCCTTGCCGCCGCTTTCCCCATGATCCGCATGGGGTACGGTGAAACTCTTTATGCCGCTAACAATTCGGCCTCAATCGGCTTGATGCCAGCCAATGTCGCCGGTTTTTGCGCCACTTCCCAAAGATCGACTGCCTGTTGCATACGTAGCCAGCTTTCCGGCGTGGTGTTGAGAAGTTTTGCAACTCGTGAAGCCATCTCTGGTGACATGCCACGCTTTTCGTGAAGTAGTTCAGAAACAGACAATCTGGATATGCCCAGCCGCTGCGCGAATTCTGTCTGTGTCATTTGAAGGGCAGGTAGCACATCTTCGCGCAGGATTGCACCAGGATGAGTCGGGCGACGTTTTGGGTCTCGTAAGCTTTTCATTTAGTGATAATCCTCCAAATTAACATCAATAGCGTCTTGGTCATCGAATTTAAAAGTAATGCGCCAGTTCTTAGTAACGGTCACGGCATACGTTCCCTTAAGCTCACCTTGCAGCGGGTGGAACTTGAAGCCGGGAATATTCATATCTTCCGCCCTGACAACAGTATCAAGACGGTCAAGGATTCGATCTGTTCGTTCCTCAGTCTTTGCAATGATGCCACGGTGATCACCTTTTTTGAAGAACCGCTCAAGACCTTTGTGTTTGAATGTGCGTATCATGGTTTGCTGTAATCAGAGTTCATTCATTGTAATATTAACAATTACATTGTCAAGCATTATTTAAAACATCTCGTTGAATTGGCTTCACCCGCTTGGGTGGTTTAACAAGCATATCAAGCCCGCTGTGCATTGCCGCGACATCCTACTGTCGCGGGTATGAAAGGCTTGACCATGAATCACAATTCCCAAGTTTCCGTATTTATCGCTGGTGTTTCAATTCGTCAGGATGCCGAAGGGCGGTATTGCCTGAATGACCTTCACGATGCGGCGGTAAAGAATGGGGCGGTTAAGCGCACCACTGAACCAGCCAGTTTTCTCAGAAGTCCTCAAACAATTGAATTGGTTCGTCAGTTGGAAACTACGTTAATTTCGCGTAGTTTAAGTCCGGTGTCAAAAACAGAAGGTCGTAACGGAGGAACTTTTGTTGTTCTTGAGCTTGTCTACGCCTACGCCATGTGGATTAGCCCATCGTTCTATCTGGACGTGATTAATACCTACCATGCGGTTGCAACCGGGAATATAACTCTTGAAAGCCTGCCTCCTGCCATCCTGACTCAAATAGGCGGAGTGATTAAGTCTGTAGTCATCAAGCAGGTCGGTGAAATGGTAAAGCTCCAGCATAATTTGCGTTACGGCCATAGGTTCGATACAGGCGGACGATCTCCTGCATAGCTCCCATATAATCAGCCAGCCAGCGCGGGCTCGGTTCGCCGGAAGCCCAGCTAGACACGGTGGTGTTGCTTACTTCCAACTTGCGGGCTAGAAAGCTAACTCAAAAATGAGTCGTAGATGCGGTACAATCGCACCGTGGAGGAAAAGCAAATGACCAACTCAGACAACACCATTCCCGCGCCGCTTACACCTGAACAACTCCCAACTTGGTTCCGAGGGGATCCCGCAGAAGGCGATGAGCGTGGCCCGTTCTTAGTTATCAACAAAAGTGGCGATGTCCTTGACCGGCGCAACACCGGCGGGAAAGCGCCCGAGTGGGGGGACGGTTATTACACCTCACGCCACGATTACGACTTTTCACCTGAGTACCTGGCGGAACAGGAAGCAAACTATCAGGCCATGCTTGAATCAGCCCCGGAACAAATCAAGCAGGCAATCGCCGAACGCAAACAGAAGCTTCTAGCCGAACAAAGCAAAGCTTAGTTATAACGCTGGTTTAAGTGGCTCGCCGTTGCTTTAACAGCCAAACGGTCACGTCGTTCGCAGATTGACTCCCTGCTGGATGTTTATCGGGATGGCACAGGCGGATGATCTGGGCAAGAATCTTCGGCGGTATTGAACCCGGTGTCCGGCTGGCAATTTCTAACTTCACTCTTAACAAATAATTTTCCTTGCGCAAGCTCTCCAGCGCTCTTGCGTTGGCCGCGAGCTGCTTAATGGTTTGACTACAATCCCAGCAGACAGCCACCGGCCGCTTGAGAGGATTCGGCGTTTTCAGGCAACAGGGGCACACCTTGACTTTGCGTTCCGTCATCACAATTTCCATTGATCAAAAAAATAATCTGGCACAGTTGGGTTCGTAAATGTAAGCGCTGCCTTGGGGCTTTTGCGGAGTCCTACCATTGCGCACTCTGCAGCATCTGTAACTAAATTAATCTGAGTCTCCCCAGTGCGCGCATTGAAAACATTCACGTTGTAGAGCGGGCGCGCATTAACCGGGAATTTTCCCTTGGAATTTAGCCCTATGACCCACTCCCTTTGGCGGTTGTAACAGCTCACGCATATTTTGGCTTGGATCAAGCGCTGATCTGTGCGCCCGCAGCGGCAACACATCTTCTCAGGCAGGCCATAGACGATCTTCTCACCCGCATGAATTGCACCGATTTCACAGTTGACACATACGGAACCAGAGCAATTGTGCTTATTTTTCTTGTTCTTTTTGAACTGAGCAGAACAGGTTGATACCGAAATGGTCGCCCTCTGCTTCTCGCAACTGAAATAATTTCCCGGCGCATAATCGACTTCAAAGTAAGCTACTGTTGCCATGACAAGCCTCTCCTATTTGCCTGTTCCACAAACCAGATTGCGGAGAATTTCTGGGTTTGCACTTTTGTCACTATCCTGTTGGAGAACATGTTCCAGCACAGATAGCGCTTCGTCCCTATCGCGCGGCGGTAGGTGTGCCAGCATATATTCATAAATAAAATTCTCGCGCGCCCAAACTTCTCTACTAAACTCGAATGAGTCAATGGAACTACGCAAGGAATATAATTCCTCCCAAAAAGCGATTTCATAAAGACAGTCACTCATTGTTGTCGGCACCATCTCGTTGTGTTTCAAAAAGCGCTGGTTACACTCATCTTGTGGAAGAAAAACACCATCTTTTTCCACCTTGATACCGCGAAGTGCCTTGGTGCAGAATTTTTCCGCCGGTGTTTCGGCAAAGAGGGCATCATCTGAACCGAACCGCGAAAGTGCCTCGTTCTTGCGTCCTAGTTTCTTTACAGCATGATTTGCCAATTCGGATAAATCACCAAAATCAATAAACCGAATACCAGCAAGGAAGTTGCCCTGATTAGCTTTTATCATGTAGGTGTTGTATCGGCTTCCCAGTTCTTTCATCGGCGTTTTGATAGCTCCAATGGCTTCCAGTGCCAATTTGATGTGATTGGCATTGCCGGTGTTTACCACTTCCTCAAGCCAAATAACGGCATCAACCTCTTTATCTCCGGTCACTGGTTTCTGGGGTGGCAACTCCGGTGGTATTGTCAGGGCCGTTAAATCACTGTGTTTGATCGGGGGCAAGGTCATCAAATTGCGGAGAGTTACGTTGTCATGCATGGCAGTTTCCTTTTGTTAGAGTTCGATTTTTGAAGTGCCGATTACTGGATTGCTTAAGTCGGGCAGCAAGCCGTAACCGAAGGGGATTTCCACATGGGCCATTTCTGCCAAAACGCGTATCTCATCGAGAATGTCTTTGTTTTCCCGGACGACGTTCGCCCAACGATCAATTGCATTAGGCAACAACCTGAAAGCATTTGCCCGGAGGTTTCCTTCATCGTGCAGATAATTTGCCAGCGCGTTGTTTAGTTCTTTACGCGCGTCGCTGATTCTCTGATCAATGATTTTCGATGCTGTTATGCCGTTTTGTGTTTCAGTATTCATGTTGCCTCCATTGGTAGTTGAGTTGGTTTGTTAAATTTTTCGCTGATTTAGTAGCCAAGATGACGCTTGGTTTGCGGTAATCATGGTCACGGCTTACGCCGCGACCCGTGGCCCGAGATCAGAGACTCTTGGTGCAGCGGACGCCCACGTAGTCGCCGCGATACTCGGGATAGCCGAGGCTGAGATAGAACACACCGGCCCCCGAGAGCGAGCCGAAGCAGCCGCCCCGCACGAGCGCATTACCAGACCAATCCCATACTTCGTAGTTGCCCATACCTTTTTCTTCGCTTGGATATTGGGGTGTGCTAATTGACGGAGAATTACTGTCAAAGTCGCTGTCGATGATTCCGTCCTCGTTGCCTTGAACGTTATCGGAAACCCACTGATAGATATTCCCGTTCAGGTCGCAGATTCGCTCGCCATTAGATAGGGTGAGCCAGCGTTGCTCTGTTTCGTCCGGCGATACGAAGTTGCCCGGCTGAGCTTCATTTACTGTGTCGTTGCGCAAACCTTGGAATAGATCACCTTCACCGACTTTTCCGCCAGTCCAGTTGCAATCCTGATTTGCGACATCGTGCGCAATAGCAAGCCATTGCGTTTCAGTGATCCGTTCGCCGCCAATAGATTTACAAACTTCCTGTGCCTCGTAGAAGCTAATGTCTACCAAAGGCTTGGCCTCTGCATTGATTACTGCTTTGCCATCCGGCCCTTTGCCGCATACGTATTGACCTACTTGAAACGATGGCACCATGGTGCCGTTTGGCAAGGTGACCGCCGGTACGATTATGAATATTTCATGTTCAGTGCTGCTTTGTTCGGTTGCGGTGTTCATTGCTGCCTCCTTCGGTTGGGTTGGTTTGTGGGACTGTTTGAATTAGATTTCATTACTTCTATGCGCAATCTTTTGATTTCGGTATTGAGCTTGTTCAGGTGTTTTGTTTTGCCGGACAGGATTGCCATTGCGCGCTCGGCGAGTGTGTTGTCCAGCATGGTTTCAGGAAGTGAATTTTTCATGCGTATTCATCCATGGAATAATTCATTGCCCGTGGGCTTTCCATGAATCGCATTGAGTTCACGTCAAACCACAGTGCTATGCGGCCTTCCCATTCGCCGTTGCGTTGCTTGTCACAACAAATCATTGCATCAGGCGTTTTTCTGATTTCTTCCGAGGTGTCACCGTCTGCAACCTTCTGTTCCTTTTTCTTGTTGCGCCAAACGGTCAGCACGTTGTCAACCTGATCGGTAATTGAACCTGAACCCTTAACGCTCATTTTTCCTGGCATGTTGAATTCATCTTCTGTTTTCTTTGCGTGGGTGACTAAGTGAACATGGCATTCGGTATCTTTAGCGAAAGCGCACAGACGATCTACAAAACGTTTCTGCCCGTTGTAGTCATCTTCACCAATACCGCACTTCATTAGCGAGTCAACAACGAAGTGTTCAACTAATAATTTTTCCGCTGCGTAGTACATCACCCCTATTACCTTGTCAGCAGACACCGTGCCCTGTTGGTCGTACAGCCACAGTTTTCCATCCGCGCGAGACACAAACTTATTGATAAACTCATTGCTTGGATTTCGCCCTCCAAGGGCTTGGCGGCACATTCTGGCCAGGGTTGTGACAGGTTTCATCTCCAAGCTGGCTATGCAAGCCTTGCGTGTGCGCAGGAGGTGCAAAATAACTTGCCCGAGGGCGTTGGATTTACCGTGCCCGTTAATTCCATTCCAAACGGTCACTTCGGAATGACGAAAGCGAATAAGGTTTTCAGTCTTTGGCCACGGCATACAATCACCAGTTTCGCCTTCGCTGTCGTCGAAGTGGCTAACAAGTTGGTCAAGAAAGCTGCTGGGTACTTTGACATTGACGTGATCTGCTGTGTCACGCTCAGTCATGTGCCGGTTAATCTCTGCCTCATTGATCATGAGTTTTGCAAAGGCTTGAGCTTGTGCTTCGTTTTGTGGGGCGTTCAAATCATCACCTCGCCATTTGAATGTTTCAGGATTAGGGTTGTGGGCATGTCGATTGCAAAGGCTTGCAGAATGCGCGGATTCACATTCAGGATTGCTCTTGCCATATCCAGCACACGGTTTGCGTGTTGATCGCGGTAGGCGATAATCACATCAAGGCCAGCAAGGAAGCGAAGCTCAAGCGTGTCAGCGTCAATTTCGCTATCAACTACAACATGCGGATACAATCTGCCAGTGTTCCAATCGAATGCAACTACAACGGAATTATTGGGCACCTCTCCGGCAATGCGAGCCTCCATGATGCGTTTGCCAAATGCAGGGAATCGTTTGAACTTGCTCATACGTAATTCCCCAGCTCTGAATTACCATTCGCTGATTCCCCAAGTTGCCCAGCGTAGCTAGAATATTTTCCAGCATTGAAAAGAGTTGCAGGGCGCAGATATTTATTCATCTCCGGGTTAGATTTCCACTCAGAGGTTTTCTGGTCGATTACCTGTTTCATTTCCTCAACGGTTGCACCCTCATTGAAGCGCGCCTGAATTAATTTGGTGTGAGATTCGACCAACTTGAATTTGCTCCCAACCTTTTCGTTTAGGTAGCTCAGTACGGCATCGCATTCCTTACCGTTGAGTTTGATTTTTTGAATGCCGGTTACCAAGTCGTCGGGTTTGCCCGACAATGTATTTGTATTACTTCTTAAATTCTTTAATTCTTGTTCTTGTGTTGGAGGTGTGTTGGAGGTGTGTTGCTCGTGTGTTGTTTTGTGTGTTGGCACATCGGGAGAGTTTTGGTATTTATCATAATTAACAATGGTATATATTGAATAATTGCGTGTTGATTTGAGTGTTAGTATTTCCATTTTTTTAAGCCGATCCATAGAAGTGCGAATTTCCTGCACGGTTTGTTTGAGTTCATCGGCCAGCTTACGGACCGCACAAATGCCTTGGCCGCGCTCAAGCAAAATAACTCCATACTTGGTTCCAACTTTAATTTGCTTATGGCTGGCTTGAAGCGTCAGGAAAAACATGAGCGTAAAAGTGTTTGGCATTTGAAGAAGGCCGCTGTCCGCCACCTTGCGCCATATCCTCAGGTATCCGCGTTGCACGTTACACCCTGCATTCTGCGGCAATGCGCCGGCATTCCGCCGTGTACTGCTCTGGCGTGAGATGATTGGGTAGTGCGGATTTCAGCGATTCGTACTTGGCGTATCGAGAATCACGCGAACGGCGCTGTATCGCTCGCCGGGGGCGTTGAAGACTGGATTTTTCCTTCATGATTACGCTCCACCGGATAACCACGAAGCGTACTTATCCACGTCGATTAGTACTTTCCGTCCACGGCGGATGATTGCGCCGGTCGCACCTAGACCATTGCCAGGTATCTTGCGGCCTTTAGAATCGAAACGATCTTGTGATTTGAAAATGTGCCCGTGAATTGCGGCGGGTGTCAATCCAAGCAATGGAAAGCAACTCGGAATGGTTTTTATGGTCGCCAGCTTGGGAAGGGTGTTCGGTATAGCTTGAGATTCGCTCATGTTTTACGCTCCTGTGACCCAGTAAGTTCTGGGGTTCTATGCGTACTTTATGAGTGTTTTTTAGCTATTAGAAGGTGTGGAATTATTAGGAATACTCACCCACCCCATTGGATTTTTTTAATCTCTGCATAGTTTTCAGCGCAAACATCGCCCAGCGTATCAGCAATTTCCTTATACCAATTAAAGTCGCTTGTCCCATCTTTGTATGAGCTTTCAGCGGTATCGCTTGATTTGAATTCGAAGTTACTCATCTCTTTCTCTATTGCAGCATCTTTTTTCATCCCTTCTTTCATCAACAAAGCAATTTGTTTTCTAAATAAAAAATTGCGCCAACGTTTATTATTCGGGTTCCCCGGTTTTTTCCATGTCAAACAAAATGCAATATTGGCGTCCTCTTTCAGTACTTCAATGAAATTGAAGGCCTCAAGCAAATAATTTGCAACATGAGGAGGTAGCGCCTCATTATTCAGCATAGACTTTCTTGCTTGCGCAAACAGAGAAAGTGCGCCGGCACGATCAATAGGTGAATATTTCTTTTTAGGGTAGTCCTTGTCCATCATGCCACTCCCATTTTCTGCGCTAGAGCATTACCAATATCTGACACACGAGCAGGCGCAAGGTGTGCATATCGACTAACCATCGCCATTGTTTTATGGCCTAGTATCTTGCTCACTTCCAATGCACTAACCCCGTTCATCATCAAGTAACTCGCGCAGGTATGGCGTAAATCATGCCAGTGAAAATTGGTAATTTCGGCTTCTTTCATAGCGGCAACGAAAGGAGTTCGCAGCGCAATGAATGTGGACTTTACTGCTTTCTGTGTGGCAGGGAATATCCGATCATCTTTCAGGCTTCGTACCTTGTTGCGTTCCTGTAGCAACGTGAAGGCTTCACCAACCAGCGGCAATACTCTTGCGTCATCGTTTTTTGTTGTGCCCGCGTAGAGCGTTGCACGGGCGGATTTAAGGTCTATTTGTCCCCAGCGCAAACCCATTACTTCGGACTGTCTCCCGCCAGTGGTCAGCGACAACAACACGGCAAGATAAAGGTCAGGATGCTTTTTGCAAGCTGTCAGGAAGCGGGGTAGTTCGGCATCGTCTAGGAAACGAACACGGCCTTTATTTTCTTTTGGCTTTGTGATGCGCTCAACTGGATTGCGTTCAAGCCAGCCCAACTCTTTCACCCCATAGGTGCAAACACTGGATAGCGCAGCGAGACTGCGATTCGTTGTTGCGCCAGTACGCTTTTTATTAGTAGGGACACGCGACACAGTGCCATCATCACCACGGCGGCGAACGGTTACAGGCTCATTCAATAGGGCATCACGGCCTTGAGCAACCAATGGCGGTGTAATGTCCTGTAATAACTTTTCGCCATGGTGTGTACGCCACCAAACCAGACGCGCCCGCATATCCTTGGCGGACTTCAACTCTTTGTGTGCTTCACTCTTCTCGTAAGAATCTATCAACTCATTCAATGTGTGGCGCTTACTAGCTCCACAGTGTCGACCTGCTTTAATATCGGCTTCGGTTTTTTGTACCCACTCCTTGGCATCGGTCAATCGACCAAACGTCGAACTTTCAGGCAAGTATCCTTTCAGGCGAATCTTTACCCGATAGCTGGTCGTTCCGTCATCGTTTTTGCGCTTTTCAATACTTGCCATGATTCGCTCCTTTTGTGTAACTGGAATAGGTGGGAATACTCTACATTAAAACAGAATAAATGACAACATACGATATATAATCCGTTGCTATGAATTAATAATTACTATATAAACAGACTGTTAAAATTTCAATGATTACAAAATGGACATTAATGGGGCATTGACGAGCGAAAAAGGGCGTTTCCGGTGCGCTGATATTTGAAAAACTTAGGGAGTTTAATGCTGGATTGTTCTTTGCTACTGTCCCGCCATTGCCCCATTAAGGGAAGTTCGATTTAGGATTTGGTTACTAAGTAGTTGAATTTACTTGGTAGGACGAGCGAGATTCGAACTCGCGACCAACGGATTAAAAGTCCGCTGCTCTACCGACTGAGCTATCGTCCCTCATCCCAAAATGAAGGGCGCATTATACGGATTTGCCCCTTGCTGTCAACG